TACATATTCCAATAAATCATCATCAATAGGATATCCCTCGAAGTATTTCTCGATTGCATCATGTATTCGGGTTCCAAAATCTGCCGCTTCCTCTACAGGTTGTTCGTGCATGACTAAGCATCGATTCGCAAACCCTTCAAAACTTTCGTCCATTTTAGGAGGGTTGTCGTAAGCTATACGAAGAAGTTGATCCTGCTTCCAACGATCAAGCCCAGGCTTGGCAAACATTCCGAGCAGGGTCGTTACCGATGGTATTAACCTGTGCTTCTTAGCATCGCGTAAGGTAGTATTCCTTTCCCCGTCACCCTTAGCTCGAGGCATCGTGTGGCGAGCTTCACCCGTAGCAGTGTACCAATGGCCACCGCCTCCTCTTTTAGGTTTAGCGGTTAATATCGCCATCTTTCTTTCTCTCCTTTATGACAAAGTAAACCACATAAATTAAGTGGATAAATCTTCTTAGATATTTCATGCCACCTCCTTAAGTTCAGGCATCATTTCGATCACCTGCTCAACCTGTTTAATGAAGCTTTTGTCGAAGCTTAGTAAGCTCTCCACTTTCTTGTTTGCAAGTGTGACAGTACTATGATGACGATTAAACTTCGGTCCTATTTTTTCCACCGTCATGCCTATTTTTTTAAAAAAATAAAAGCACACGGCACGAGCGTCCGCCGTTGTTTTAGTTCGACCTTTCCCTTTGATTTTTTCTGGAGTAGTTCCAAAAACCTCGGCCACTGTTTCTATGATTTGATTTTGGTTCATAGTATCATATCGGCAAGAACTGCTAGAACTCCTACCACGAGAAAAATTGATGGATTTATAAAATATTTCATGTTGTTGTTTTTGAGGTAAGTGGAGTGACCGGCCATACCCCTGCCGGCCACTCCGAGTTATGTCAGGAATACAGATCAGAACGGAGGGTTAACCGTTGGTGCTGTAAATTGTTGTCCCATTGTTGCCTGCACAGTCTGTGGCTGTTCGACTGTTACTGTAGTTGTCGCCTGTGGAGCAGGAGCAGGAGCAGGTTGTACAGGTTGCTGTACAACAGCAGGTGCAGGAGATCCGCCTGGAATCGTAAAGTTCGATGCCTGTGGAACCTGTGCTTCCATGCCTTGCATCACAGGAGTTACCGAAGTAATGTCGGAGTAGGTTCGACCCTTCATGGAAGTCTTCTCGACGATGTTAATCATCGCTCCCTTACCGCGAAGTGTCTCAGTATCGAATCCTGCACCGGGTGCTGATCCTAACCATGATGTCAGAACGCCTGTCAGTTTGCTCTTCTCATGGGCTGAGATTTTCATCTCACCTGTTTGAACCATTTGCCCATCCTGAGTTCCGAAAAGGAACCTACAGACATCCAAAGTTTCGATCTGAGAAGGATCTTCGTATTTCGGACGCTGTATGCCGAATGAATCTTTTACATCCAAGCAGATCGCAAGGTATTGCCCAGGTCTGCATGGTTCTAGGGACCAACCTGTGATCGGTCCGTCTCCGTTAGATGATTGTTGTAGTATTGCCATATTATTATTTTTCTATCTCCATTTTTACGGGTGGAGGCCCATTAGGTGTTTAGTAAAAAATGCCGAAGGATAAGAATCGCATCGGCGGTTTTGAGAGTAAGTCCCTTAGTAGTAGGGAAAAATTGTTTCGCGTGATTCATTAAAACCTTCTTTCGCTTGCCCGATGTCAGACCACTCAGCCCACTCAGCCCCTTCTGCCACTCCTGTGGTCGGACAAGGGTAAAAGGAATCTCGGCTGTGCGGAGAACGCCTTCTAAGAATCCGCATGATTTACCCAGCTTAAAGCTAGTGCTTGATGGAATCATCTTGCCGGCAAACGGAGGAACCAGTTCAACCACTGCCTCAATCGATTCAACATCAGGATGCCTTTCAAGCTCCTTTATGTGTTCGACAAATTCAAAGTCTTCCTCGAGCTTATGCAGGTGAATATCAGCTAAACCGCCCCAAGCGATTGCGTAGCCACCTGACTTACCAGGATCAATTCCGATGGTAAGCTTCATGCTTGAGCTTCGAGTATATGGATGGCCCGTCTTACATCTTTGGTGAGGTAATGACGGCCTTTCTTTCGAAGGCCAAACTCGACTTTTAAGTTTCTGAGACTTCTGTCAGAACCAAGTCTAAATATTTCTTTGACCTCCTCTTTCGAGAGAAGTATAGGGTGGTATTGTTCGAGTATTTGTTTTTCCATGTTGTCGGTGTGAATAAATCACCGACGGGAAAAACTAAGCCCTACTTATTATGCAGAAATGTCGTTTTAAACTACAGAATGCATATTGTGCGAAACATAATCATTTCCCGCCGGTTGTTGTTTACAATTTTAAAGATCATGATCAACCCATCCAAAGTTGATCGATATGAGTAAATGGCATAAAATTTTAACCTGTCAACATCTTTTGGCAAAAAAATTACTTTTATTTTAATATGCAGGATTTTTACACCCATATATTTAATTTTTTCTAGCTTTCTTAGATGTTCTTTTAGCCCGCAAAGCTCGGTAATAATTAGAGTCGCCACGAACTTTACTTTTTCCAGTACCCGCCTGGCCTCCAATCTGCCCCAGCAGGCTTGCCGCCTCACGAATGCGGTCTCTGCGGTCAATAACGATGCAATCGATTCTTCTACCGCAGACTGATATAATGTGACCATGCCATTCATTCTGACTAACTTGGTCGAGCAAGTCGATATTAAGGTTTGCCGATAATTTAAACGCTCTTCGAATAGCCTGGTATGCTTGCAGCCTTAAATGCATAAAATCCTGTGCAAAGCACTTGCGGGTCATGCCCTGATAGTTCAATGTGCAAGCTAAGTCGTTAACCCACCTTTTCTGTCCTTTTTTCATACTATACCTTTCGCTAATGCTTGCGTTAATTCTAGGAAATAAAAGTACAGCATCAAGCATAAAATGGCAAGAAATGGCAGGTAATTTACATATTTTAACGCAAGCGATTGACCCTAATTCTGCATGGTTAAAGTGATATCACTTTGTTTTTTAGATTAGCGAAATCGCTCGGCAGATTTAGCACCTGCTGTAGCCGCAGGAAGCATGAACCGATTACCAGGCATAGCTGGTGCTTGGCGGGTAATGCGATTGGCGGGTTGGCGGGAGAAGTTTCCTGCCGGTAAGAAGTTTACTTCTTGAGAACCTCGGGAATTAGTTCTTCCTCTTCGGGGGTTGGCTCGTAATTCCGATCCCCCCAACTCAGGCCGATATAATTCCTGCGATTTATTGGCAGATTCATTTGTTCCATCTGCTCCACTATTGGATCTTTCTGTAACCCACTCAGGCTCTGTAATTCCGCCTGCGGATTCAAGGATTTGTTCTCTTGTTTCATTTAAGGTTAGTTCTCCATTCTCGTATTTTTTCCACAAATTGTCAATTTTAGCCTTATTAGATTTTGTTTTCCATTTAGCTTCATATAATCCTCTAACTGCCTCCCATGTTATGCTTTGCATTTCTCTAGGTAAAATACCTCGGGCTTCTGCGGCCTTCCTGTATGCATCTGCATATATTCCATATGTGCCACTAATTCCTTTTACAGAACTATTCTTAATGCTTCGCTTTGCACCTTTAGGCTTTGATCCGAAATTATTTGCAACTTCTAAATCTGCACCAGCTAATGGTCTGAGTAAAGCGGCGGCAATAGCATGGGTATCAATCGTTACAGAAAACTCATCTGCATTTGGAAGAAGGATATTATTGTAAAAGTTTCTGATTTTATGAGCGTTACCTAAAGCAGTTGAAATGCTTTCCTTAGATGGATTTCTTAAAACTTTAACAGCCTTAGAAATTTCCGTCATACTGCCCCACGCTACCTTTTTATTTACTCCATCTAATGATTTCGCCAGTCCGATAAAATCTCCTTCAGGAGAAACAACCTGGTACTCTCTTGGATTATAAACTTCATCGTATGAGCGAATAAAAGCGGCTTGCTCAAAATCGCTCTGCAACTCGTTTAAAGTTTTACCAACCATAGCCTCTGCGATCTCGGTTGCTTTCTTCTTACCGATACCTTTTTCAAAAAGCTGAATATATTTTTTCGCCATAGCTTTATCGAACGCAAAGCCTGATTGGTCTTTATAGATATCAAGCATCCTTCGTGCTAAGTCTACATTCATAAACCAATCTTTTTGCGGAGATAAGGAAGCTAAAGCGGCGGCAATAGCCTGCTTATCATTCCCATATTTTTGATTCCATTTCTCGGTAATATTTTTAGCACCATCGTACCAAAGTTTGGAGCGATCTCTGACTTCAGGGCGAACCTGGTCATGCAGATATAAAAGGTTATCTACCACATGGTCCACAAAACTATCTATAATTCTTTTAGGTACTTTAGAATTTCTTTTAATACCTGGATATTCCTGAAGTGCTAAAGCATGAGATTCCAACATTGTAGCATCATCTGCAATCGATGCTGTATTGATTATTAAATCTTCTGTGATTGGATTCTCAGTCGCATTCTTAGCGGTAGGATTCCTTGTACTAATCTTGAAGTCTAAATCAGCGGCCTCGGCTTGCTTCCCCTTCCCCGCACCCGCTTTGGAGGCCGGCATGAAGAGTTTGTCGGTAATCTGCACATCGGCTTCATCGAAGATTACATAATTGAAATCGCCCTCGCCTTTGGATTGGGATGAACCATCTAAATATTTGATGCCTGGTATGCCGGCTTCTTTGAGGAACTGAGATGCTAGTGCATCCTGTTCACCCATAGCAGAACCACCAGCTTTTCTTATGTCCTGTTGACCTCTTTCTCGAGATAGTGCGGTTGCTAAATCCTTGTAGGCATCTCCACCTTTTGTAAATCTATCATCTACATTTAGAATTGCCTCTTTTTTATTTACTCCAGCGCCTAAAACTCGCTTTTCAATTTTTCTAGCTTTAGCCAGCTTCTCCCTCACCCCCTTGGGTTGCTCGGACAGAGGCTTATCCCATAGCAGATACTCGTTCTCCTTCGGGGCGAGTTTGACTTTGTAGAGGGAGCCTTCATTGGTTTTTGCCTCTTGTTTGTTTTCAAGAACTTTAAGAACATTTTTTATTCTTTCCCTCACAGATGGATGTAGTCCACCTCCTTGGATTCGTTCTCTAGTTAAAGATATTAAGCGTGGTCTAACTTGGTTTTTACTTTTCCCCAATGCTTTAGCCTCCCTACTTAACATTCTAGCGGCTTCGTGCTTTGGGTTACTCAAATCAAACGGCTGTCCATCGTACTTTAAAAATGATTCATCTATATTGCTCGAAAGTTCTCTTCGATAATAATCCGCCACTTCTCTCTTCCCCGCAAAGTAAAGCCCATGCCCATAGGCCTGCGCGCCCTCGCCCGTACCGATTGCCGATGTCCTGAACTTGCCGAAGGGCGCGCCAGGCTCGGGGGCAAAGGTGTGCGGTGTGCCGTGGTAGGCGGCTGGCATATAGAACCTACCAATTTGATTGAAATATCGGCGTTGGGCACGAGCCATAGCTTGCCTTAATTTCTTCGGGTCTAAGCCTAGTTTTCCTGCATGATCGAGAGCGTTAGCAGCGTCATTGCTAGGTGTGCCAGTGTCGATTAAAACATCAGCCACTTTATCGTAAACTTTGGGGTCTTTGGGGTTTATTTTAAAGAGTTTCCAAAAGGTTGGTGCACGATCCTTAGAAACTGGTGACATCTCCACCGCACTACCTTTACCGTCAAAATCAAATTTTAGTTGTGGTAGGAATAACTGCTCCCCGATAAATTTCCCTGAGACTTCCACAGACCGTCCAACATCATTAACATCCTTAATTAGCTTAATGTCCTGCCGGTTAAAAATCGCGACATTCTCTGCGGGCTCACGAGACCAAAACTTTCCCTGTTCCTTCATCCGCGCTCCATCGAATCCCAATTGATACAGAATACCTAAATGAGGTTCAATATCCCTCCATTCGCCAACTTTTATATTTTCCACCTGATAGTAATCTAAGGGCGTGGGTGTGTTTTCTTTGAGTATTTTAATATGTTTTGGATTATTATAATCGAACACATTAGAAATATTCGTCGCAACCATAATTGGGTCCTGATCTCCGATTTCTAAAGTTGGTGGAGTGTACTCTCTTGCGAACTCTTTATTACTACTCAACCATGTAATATCTTCTTCAAAAGTCCAATCCTTAAGCTTTCCCAAATGGGGTTCGAATGAGTACAAATAATGATCCAAAAGCTTATTCTCTATCTTACTCTTGATTCCTATAGTTCCACCATGATACCAGGGGACAGGAAGATAATCTCCATCTTTGTTTTTTAACGCAAAATTAGGTTTACCTTTTCGGGTGATGAAATCCTGAAAATTCTTACTTGAAAAAGTTTTGGATAACCATTCGTTTCGTGCTTTGATTTCTTCAGACAGAGGCATAAATCTAAGGTCTTTACTAGTCGATGAATCAAACCGATCTAATGGGGTCTTCTGCCCGAATAATCCACTAACCTTTCCGAAAGGTCTGTCCTTAGAAAATAGTTTAGTTTCTGCCGACTGATCTTTTATTAATTTCAATCTAGTGCTATCAAAAATACTAATCTCATCACCCACTCTGTAACCATGCCAACCTCTGGCTTTTATCTCAGGTTCGAACAAAGAAACATCTACTGGATTTGCAGAAAAAGATTCGCCTTCAGGTAATTTCAATGAGGCTATATGTTCAGGGTTAGAAGGATCAAATATATACTTAGCATTACTCGCTAACACTAAAGGAACATGGTCTGGGTCTAACTTTTTCTGCAACTCCCTAGCCTTTTTCCGATCTGTCGTAACTGTAATAGTTTCATCTTCATTCCACCTGTGACTTTCTTGCCTATCGACTTCATCAAACAATCGTTTTCTAATGTTAATTACCGCGTCGTAATTGGCATTTTTAGCCACTCCCATGTCACCAACATAATAAAGTTCTTGTGGTTTAAAATTTCCATTATTTTGTAGCGTTGCCAAGGCTGGTGGATCAGCTCCAAACTCGTCTTCTAGTTTCATGAATCGCTGGAAGTTGGGTGCTTCGTACCCTAACTCATTCCACTCTTTCCTAGCATCAGAAATAATCGATTTGTCTAACCTTTGTGCCTCGCTTAATTGCTTTCCATATTTCGACGCTTTACGCTCTTCAATAGTGGGCATAAAAAGTTTTTCACCTAGTATAGATGCCTCTGCTAATTTCCGCCTTTTTTCTACTGCTTGCCTGTATGCCTCTGCATCCTCTGGGCCGATATTTGTTTTCTTTAAAAGCCTTAATTCTTCAGAGGTTAAAGTGATATCATTTTCTTTTTGCGGTGTTTTAGGTTGCAGGTTTCCTTGTTCGGGAGGTAGTTGTTTTGCGAGCCTTTCATTATAGACATCGTTAGCAGAAATACCTCGCGCTTTAGCCTCTGCTTTTATGCTCTCTGCGATCTCATCGGTAGTACGAAGTAAGATTTTTTTATTACGCCCTTTAGATTCTCTAGGCATGAAAAGTGCCTTTAATCGATCTACATTTGCCGGGCTACTTTGCATCCCTGAACGCTTGACATCAAAGACGCGATCTATGCGAAATGATTTAGTGGCCGCACCAAATCCTCGGCGCGTATTCCGGCTTGCTATTTTATATCCAATTTTATCTAAAAGTGGGTTAAGGGCAACTTGCTGTTGAGTGATCCCACCATGCAACGCATTTAAGAAATTTTTCTTCAAGATTGCACGATTTTCATTGGGGTCTAAATCAAGTTCTCCTTTCAAGCCTTTTGCTGTATTATTTCGATACAAATTGAAAGCCTGCCAAACCTCATTATCGCTGCCAAAAAGTTGTTGATATTCTGATGGAAGATTTTTCCAGTTTTTTAAGAATTGTAAGTTCCTTTGTAGCTGATCTACATCGTGCAACATCACTAAAAGATTTCCGTCTTTAGTCATACGAAATGCATATGGCATTTCATGCCTGTATTTAAACGGAACCGCTTTTGGTTTTCTACCGGTAGAGGCGGCAAAGTATCCTATTAAAAAACCAGCCCGCTCGCCATCACCTTCTCGTAATGATCGACTGATTTCTTGAAGCGTTTGAATCTGACGAGGATGCCACGGACCTTGTGCTAATTTATCGATCACCTCGGGGCTTAAATTAGTGATCTCATTAGTATATGGTCTACCGTCTTTAGTGTAGATTATTTCTATGCCTGCATCTTCAAAAACTTTGTTAGCATGATCAGCTTGCTTTGCTTGTTCTTTTTTAAGCTCACCTGCGGTGTATCTAAGTGGTGCCCCAGTCGGTCCTTTTTGTACCTCAGCTTCCCCATTTTCATTTATTCTCCACTTAAATAAACCACCAGTATTTAGAATAGCTTGAATGGCAGGATTATTTTGATCTTCGGTAGTAAAAGCTGTATCAAAATCTTGGTCGATTGGGCGCTTGCCTTCTTTCCTTATTGATCGATCTATAGGTACTTCGCCTGGGGCTTTTTTAGGGTCTCCCTGTATCTCTCTTTTACGAAGTCCACGGGTGTCAGAATAATATTTATCAATTAACTTTGTGATCTCAGGAATGCGTTTAATTTTTACACCTTTCCCGATGCTTTTCATGCCCTGAAAAAATCCTTCTTCTACAAACTTTCCATTGCCATCCAATGGCCTTCCAATCTTCATTAAAAAGTCTCGAACAAATGATGTTCCCATCATTGCATCCGATGCACTCCTTATAATTTTTTCGACAGCAGTTCTGCCCTTTTCTTTTTTACCCGAAAGAAGATAATCTTTTACTTGCTCGGCAAAGATTTCACTAGTAGTCCGGCCAAGATCTTGTTGGTTTAATCTGCGGTCAGATTCTGATATAGATTCATCACCAATTAATGCCCGATTGTAGTAATCCCTAATCGCATTAAACTCTTCATTAGTGACGATATTCCCGTCCGCATCGTACTTTCCATAAACCCCACCTTTTGCGGTTACAGGGTCGCCGAAATATATTTTATTAATCATGGGAGTGAGTCCATGAATTTCAATATGGTGACCTACCTCGTGAGCCAACAAACCATCAAACAAACCTTCACCGGTTGATGGATTATATTCGATAATACTTTGTCCTATAGCTTCATCAAAATGCCAATTCCCCTGCCCTTCTTTTCCTGGACGAATTACTACATCCGGGTGGCTGATTGAGTACTTGGAAATTCCCATCCGATGACCCATTGGTAACTTATCAAACGCTACTTGTTCATCTTTTGTGAGATGCTCTCGGTAGTAATGTAAATCGCCAATCGCCTGCTCAAATAATTCGCCTTTGTTCTTAAATTTTTGGTACTGCCCAACCCCGACTCCGGCCATCGTAAAAGGCAAAGATATCGCCACTCCAGCAACCGCACCTTCAACATCTCCTTTAGCCCCAACAAATCCAAGTGCGGCTGGTAATGCACTTGCGACCGCCAGGTTTTCACCTGCTCGGCCAACCGCCTCAATCGATCTGCCCAGCATTGGGTTGTTATCTAAAAACCGAGCTAGATTTCTAGTGGCTTCGGATATTACTGGTTGCTTACCTACCCCGCCAGCACGAAACTCGGAAGTCATTTTACCAACTCGCTTGCTTGCAGTTTTTGCTCCTGTAAAAAATGGCTCAATAGGTTTGGTGAAGAAATTACCCGATGGAGCGTTGAGCATTTGCAACCTGTCTTTGTTTGCTCCGATAAGTCCCTCTTCTGCCCCAGGCAACATTGCCAATCTGTTAAAAAATGGCCCTGCCTCTTTAGTGGTTTGCGCGAATATCATTTCACTGCCAACCACACGAGCATCTCGAATTAAACCATCTGCAAACTTTGCCAATTTAGGAAGCGTCTTTACTGCTAATGCTCCACCTAAAAGACTTGAAGCATTTCCCGATTCTCCAAATGTTAATGAACCTAGCCCTAATATGCCTGTGCCATACAATGCCGCATTTGTGGTCATTCTCCATTGCCTCATTGCCTGTGCTTCGGTTATTTCCTGACCAGCATCAGCGGCACTTCGCATGATAAATCTAAGTGCGACTTCTTGAGGTAAGATAGATAAAAATCTTGCCCCTTTCAACATAGATGGGAGCATAGCCCCAGCAACCATACCAGGCACACCACCACCCAAAGCAAATCCTAAAGTAGCACCCGCAATCTCCGGATTGAGCTTCATCGCTTGCATGGCCGATTTACGGGCAAGGCTCATTTTCCCTGCTGGTTTCATAGCAGAGTAGACCATATCCATAGTCATCTTTCCAGCCGCTGTATTATCTGCGATCTTTGATGCTTGCTTTAGCAATTCAGCCGGAGATGCTTGGGCGGCAAATCGTGCAGTTAAACTATTACGCCCAAACTTGTTGATGATTGCTTGTTTTTGGGCAAGCTCATCCATCAAAGGTTTAGCCGCTTGTGCCACTCGATTACGAACCAATGCATCGGTTGGCATTTTTTCTAATCCCTTCATCAAGGGTGCTAGTTTTTTATTTAATACCGCTACCTCGCTAAGGGTTTTTTTGATTGTGCCTGAAAGTGCTACTCTTTGTGGGAGTGTTAATCCCTTTGCAACCACCCCAGTTCCAGCATTGAGGGGGTCGGCCAGTATTTCAGTCATAAAACTAATACCTTGGTCAGGCTGAACAAACCCCGATCTTAAATCCTGTAAAAGCTCACTTTCTTGAGTGATATCATTTACATCACCTCCCATAACCTCGAAGATATCCCTGTCATCTATTTGGCCCAGCGTAAGAGCTTCGCCTAATGAAGCAGTAACACTCTTTGCCGCTATGCCTGGATTCTCCAGAATCATCGCACCCATATCAGCCGCATCCTCGTACTGTTGCATGGACTGATCGTATTTGATTTCGGAGTTTACGAGATCCAGGATATCTGAGTCGTCTAACATTCCTACCATGTCTTTAGCACCTACCTCTAAGGCATTTGCCAGGTAGTTAGCTCCTCGACCTAAAAATTGTGAGGTACTAAATCCACGAACTCCTCCTTCTGCCAGTCCTGAAACTGTTGCCTTTTCTGCATAATCCAAGGCGGCGGCTTTTACCCGGCCTCTTGCTCCTTTATTATTTGCGTAAAAGGGCATACCACTTTGTTTCAACGCTTCGGCCACCATGTCCGGCAAGTCCGATAACTCTTCAGTGTTATCTAAGAGTCCATATAGTAACTTACCTGCCTCTTTGAATTGTTCCGCGTTTTCAGTCTTTTTGTAGTCTATCGCTTGATCGGGGAGTTTTATTAATTTCCCAACTGGTCCACCCGTTACCCCTAAAGGATCAAAGGCAACTAATGGGCTGATGTTTTTAAGTGCTGGGCTGATGTTTCCACCAGTAGCTAAATTTACACCCTGCAAAAAACGAACGCCTGCATCCTTCACCAACTCTCCGAGTCCCTCCAAAACCTTGGACTCTCGACCCTGCATATTTTGATTCTCCTCAAAGAATCCATTCTTCCATGCAGATACCTTTTCCTCGTCTGTTAATTGAGATATACCATAGGGCCGAACAATCTGTTTAGCGACAAACCAAAGATCCTCTTCGGTGGGTTGTTTGCCGTCTGGCCCTTCTAGTGAATAACCATTTAATTGGGGTAACCGAGGGTGAGAGATTTTAAATTTAGCCATTTTTAATTTTCACTAAGTACGAAACCTCCGGGCGTAGTTATATTTGTCTGATTATCGGGAGTCGGTTTGCTTGCCATAGGAAAATTTTTGTCATACCAAGACATCGCTTCTTCTTCAGTATCAAATTTCAGACCCTGCTGATACGCTTTTACCTGTGCCATTGTAGCCTTGTAGTATTTCTGGTAATGATCTTTCACTCGCATCAAATTCTTCTTAAATTGTTCTGCACTCTGAGACTGCTCCAGCGATCCCAACGATGCGTTTAATTGGGACAACTCTCTTTCAGATACTTGCCCCAAAGCACCACCTGTGGGCGATCTATCCCTCATGTCCTGAAGTTTGTCAAAACCGATTGCGGAATAAATAGTTTTAATTGAGTTTTTCAAATCAGCCGAAGGTGTTCCTGGAATATCTTTTAACGCATTCCCCAAAAACCCAGTAACCGCTAATTTACTATTAGATAAAATGTTCTCAGCATCCGATATCGCGTTTAAAGTAGATTCAGTATATGCGAGATTGGTGGTAGGTTCAGGGTTTGTTTTTTGCTCTAATTCTAGTGCTTTCCTTTGATTTTCTAAAATTATACCTTGATATTTAGCTTCTTCTTCAGGAGTCCTGGCCTTCGGCTGAGTTCTTTCAATTTGTTGATCTATTTGTTGGCCCATAGTTATAGCCTTACCAATCGGTTGACCCTGTTCTATAGCATTTCGTATAAACTCTTTTGCTTCTTTAGACACTACAAGCTGCTCGGCTGGTGGTGGACCAGGAATCATTCGGGCGGGAGAAGTGACTCCCTTACCTGCTCGGATAAGACGAAGTACGGAATTTCGATCTGGCCCACTTGGATCGATTTGATCTGGCCCTGGCTTTCCCATAAAATTGTAAAAATTTTCAGTGTCTTTCCGGTTCTGCTCTGCCTGTAATCGATCAGCTTGAGTATTTTGCATAGCTTGATTCATCATGGCCACCTGTTGGTCGCTAACTTCAGCGTCTTTGTTAAATTTATCCACTTCCAGATTAAATCTATCCAGGTTTAGCTTAGCCTGCGTGACTTCAGGATGATTAGCCATAGCATTGACTAACTCAGGTGGAGCATCAGGGAATAACATAGTTAAGCCTTGAACCATTTCTTGCTTCTTTTTTTTCTTCTCCTGCCCCTGGAAGAAACCAATCGCCGCTTTCTCTATAGCCTTCCCAAATGCTTGGTTCGCTTGAGCTTGTGCCGCCCCTGCCTTCTGAAACGCTGAGAAGTCCATTCTCCCCAACCCTGCCTGTACTGTGTCGCCTATCGCCATGTTAACTTCTCCCAGCTAAGTATCCGCCGCCGATTGCTCCTAATGCTCCAAATATACCCTGTGCCATACCGCTTGCCGCTTGTTCGCGAGCCGCATAAGTGTTTGCCAGGTAATTCGCCTGGTTTGCGTTCTGCTGTAAGCCGATGTTTACACCAGCATCAGGATTGATTCGAGTGACTGATTCCTGTGGCATTCCGAACATGGCCGCCCTTTCACCATAACCTTGCTGGGTGTAATTACTGCCACCTCTGAGCATAGCCATTGGATCGACTGAGGTTGCCCGATTCATGTTCGAAGCATACCCGCCAAGCGATTGTGCCTGTTGACGATTATCGCGAATGATGTCCCGTAAGTAGTCTTCCCGGCTCATCGCCTCGGCCGCAATCGCCGCATTATCCATTCCCCGGCCTCGCGCCACCAATCCCTCTCTAGCTGATTGAGTTGCCCGCCTTCTCATTTCAGGAGACAGGTCTGTTATCTGTGACTCGCGAAATGCCTGATCAGCCATTTCGTTGGCCTGCTGGAGCCGGGCCTGCATGAGTGGGTCGGCTGATCGATATGCCTGGGTAAAATCAGCACCCATCCGGTTAAGCATGGATATATCGGTTTCAGCCTGGCGTTCTGCCATCCTACCGCCAAAGTCCTGTGCCCGCCTTGCAGAATATTCGGCCATATCTGCCATCGGGTCCATAGCCCGCTGGGCAAGATTTATTTGATGATCCTGATACTGGGGGTCATACTTTTGGCGTACCTGTAACATTTGATCCTGTAGCCTGGGATCAGCCATAGCACTTACATAATCACGGGCAGATTTTCCGACATTAAAGGTTGGCATGGGAGGTGGGTCTTCTCCTCCCCCAAAAAGTTGTGGTAAGAAAAAGGATGGAACCCCTGAACTATTTACCGGTTCACCTGCTCCGCCTGCATCTTTTAACATCTGAGCCTCATCTGCATTAATGTACGCTAGGGACTCCCCTGCTGGTGCTTCTGCATTAAGTATGGCGGCGGCCTGACGAAGTGGGTCTTCAGAAGGGTTAGGAATATTAACCTGTTCTTGAGGTTTATATAATTTATCTAAAATATCCATTTCGATTTCCTATGTTTTGATAATGTAATTTAAAATGATGGTGGGTTGGACATTGTTGTGTGCTTGGTCTCCGCCTGTATCTGATGTACTAACATTTTGACTCCCTCCGTCCCCGTAAGAACCATTAAATCCTCCGTTTTGAATTCCACCTCCCCACGCATTGTGCGAGTGATCAGGCATTTCAGATTCTGTAAGGGTATGCTCTTGTGCCCCGTTTGCACCTCTTCCTGAGTCACCAGGATTTCCATTATTGGCTCCTAAAGTTTGGCCGTCTAAGTTGGCGGCTGAAAGGCTAGTCAGTCGATTAGATCGACCACCCTGGTCTACATCAAGCCCTGCAATCACCCGACCCCGAATGTCCGGAATGTTAAAGGTAGTAGTGGCTCCTGATTGATCGGTGGTCCCTGGATTGTGCGCTGTGCCTCCATAGGTGTTACTTATGACCGCATGAAGCTCGCGGTAGTCATAGGTGTTTAGCGACCTACCGTCACAGATCAAATAATCCGATATGGGTGAAGTTGCACCCGGGGCGTTAGCACCTGAGAATGGCAATATGGTCCCGGTAGGCATAAGTACACTAATCGCAGTGGCATCAAGCTTGTCGGATGTGATGGCGCCATCTTTGATGTGATTTGTGCCGACTGCTCGGTTGTTATCTGTAGTCGCATCTGATTTTAGTTCGACTGCACCAATGCCATTTTCCGGAACTTTTAAATAACCGCCCGTAGCGTCTACCTGTATGGTGGTGTCATCCGCTGTATTGTTTGACCCTGTGATAAACTGAGCCTGGTTCGCGATATTCATTAGCTTGCTCGCGGTTACTTGATTGCCTGATGCGAAGGTTTGCCCTGAAGTTAATATAGCCATGATTATATTTTCCTATGAAATAGATGTGGTGGATCGGTCTGAAATTCTAGCATCTACCCTGACCGCACGAAGGTTTGGCCTTCCTGTTGTCGGTTTAAAATCTGCCTGAACGCCAAACCCTTTTTTATTAATTCGAAGGCGAAGAGATGCATCCTCGCCACTTAGTAAATTATTACCGAGTACAGATGATATGGAAGTTGATGTGGTTACACTGTCCGGGTCTTCTGTTATAAATTCAATACTCCCATCACTAGATATATCTTTGTGGCTTTTGAGATGGAATTCACCCCGACTAAATGTTTTACGATCTAATTGGTCCGCATCGTATTGGCGAGTAATCACCTGACTGATCACATCCAGACTTTCATTATCTGAAGATCCTGCGGTTAAGCTTACAACATCGCCACCATCTCGAGCGTCTACTTTATGGAGGCCACCTTCTTCGGTGGTGAGGTAAAGAGCATTTTGGGCACCTTCTCGACCCACCAATAACTCACGGATCGCGAAGTCCTCTGAGTCTACCGAGTCAATGCTTTCGAAACCTTGGTTTATGAAATTATACACGATTAATGTATTAAGCTTTGTGGCGTTTCCTGCACCAGGTGCAGAGTCCAATGGTACTGCGAGCCAATATCTGTTATTAAAATACACTCCGCATGAAAGTTGGGCGTAGTCCTGATTTATGCGATCTATGTAGGGCTGTATAGTTTCGGATATGGGTATGCCTGTTCCTCGTAAGTTATACTCATCTAAAAATTCCACAGAATAAATTCCCTGGTCGGATAGGAATAAAATCTTATTCGCCACCTGGACGATTGATTTGCGGGCCGATGCACCAATTTCTGAGGTGACCACATTGGTTTTTACATCTGTAAGAGATCCACTGACACCTGTCAAAAGGTGGATGGATTTTCGGTTAAATGCAACAATGCTGTCTTGGGTAAATGGCTGGAGGCCGACCAGGTAATCGCTTTTACCGGAGGATACCCTGAATTGGTTGCCTATTCGATCAAATGTGTTCTCGTCTAAGATATCTGAAGCCGCAATTTCATCGCGTACATTCCTATCCTGTGGGGCTGTTGCACTGGTGTACCAGTAAGGAACCCACAGCCTACGCTGGTGAAACTCGCCCCAGGGGGCGGCTGGCATATGAATAAACCCTTTGCCGATTGCCAGTTGGCGGGATGCGGTTAGAGAGGCACCCGAGGTTTCATCTTCTACACCTAAATTAAATGTAAATTGATCAGCGGTTGGGGTACTAGTGACAATCGCCTTCTGGTTCACGAATGAATCAAAAGGTGAAGCTCCTGCTCTAATGGTTATCTCATTACCGACTTCAAGCCCATGATTTACCACATCCATAGTAACCACTCCATTGGAAGAGGTTGTATTGGTATCGGTTAAATAGACCGGTGCAGTATAATTTCCATTAGTGACTCTTGTGAAATCATCAAAATATTCCGCCTGCGCACCCGATACATTAAAGGCCGTAATAGTCTGAGATGTTGCCATTTCCACAGTAAAACTTGTAGTGGTGGGAGTGGACTTAATTTCGTAGCAATTATTAGGATTATTAATCCATCCACCTAATCCCGTAAGGGTGACAAAATCCCCAGCACTTTTATTGTGGGCTGATGTTGTGTTAACCGTAATAACCTGACCCGATTGGCTGGCACTAGATATAGCGATATAATTTATCGCTGGGGCGGCAAACAATGTTGTTTTTTTGGTTCGGAAAATAAACATTTTATCGAAACCCTGAGACATATCTACCGGTCCATCTACAGTTTCACCACCACCCTCGTAACGACATTTAAAAAGAGCAGAGTCTGATAATCTTACGATGACTGCCACATTGTTAGTGGCGGAAAATATGTAATCCTCAGAGTTGGATGAAGCATCAGAATAAACAGCCGAACCATAAACCGCATTTACACCACTATCATTAAGAATAAAATCTAGAGTCGTGCCGATAGCATCATCCGCAGAGCATACTGAAGTATTAGGCTGAGACTCATCCTGTAGAGTAAATGCCTGAACATCAGATCCTGCATTAGCGAAAGTTAAAGTTTTAGTCGTAAAATTAACTGTGCTTAAAGTATGAGTTCCATCTACGGAAGGATCTACATCATCGATGGTAATATTATCGCCAGGTATAAAACTTAAACTGGGAGTGTCATTGAGAACAATAGTAGTGATTCCCTGTGATCGCGATGCTGACAAAATAATATATGGCACTCTAATACTGGCCTCACCGGTAGTGATTGATCCGAACAGAGTGGATAGACCTTTCCGAGGTTGCCAGGTGCCATCTTCATTCATCCGGCCATTCTTAGACAGAGCGACCTCCCCGGGCTTTAGCTGGTTTGGCCTCAGACGCGCATTCATCCGCAGAAAGAAAGTATCCCCTTCTGTCACGAATGGATCGTCTAGTTGTCCGTATGATCGGTAGCGGCTCACTTCTTATTCTTAATTTCCTGGTAAACTTTGATCGTCATGTAGACGATGGTTATGGCACCGGCGATGCACCCGAATAAAGAGTCCAGGGTAGCAAAGCCAAAGGTTGCCAATGTGCCTCCCATTCCTGTCATGGATACTCGATCAATCATACTCATTTATCGTCTGTGAGGCGATGGCCCGAAATAAAAACCGAGGATTCCCATAAGGGCCGTTTGCCCCATGTAAGCCAGGTGTCCGCTACTGAGCGTGATGGGGTCTTGGCTTGCTGGCCAGGAGACGATACCGAACAGCAGTTCTGTCCTGCCTTCTCCATGTGCGTTGGTGATCGATAAGAACTCTGCTTGTGGGAATAAGGTGCAGAGCAGGATACACAAACACAAAGTACCAATACCGATAAAAGCAATAATTCGACGAGAAAAATCCCGGAACTCGTTATTACCTCCTTTAGATAACTCAGCTTGGAGCTTAAGAAAGTTTTCATTTGCTCTGCTTTCGCGGGCAACTTCAAGTTCGTGCTTTTGACGGCGACTCTCAAATAGCATTCCGAACCCACCCTTGAGCATTGCACCCATAGCCGTAGAGCCGCCCCCCGTAAGTAACATAAGAAGTATTTCGCCCATTTCACCTAGCTGTTCCGTAGCGGATTTCGTCTAACAATGCTTCATGTTTTGTCAGGCGTTCCTTAATAAGTTGGATATTCATATTTTGCATCACATCAGCGGGTAACTCTCCCTCCCTGGGCCAAGTGTAACGAAAGTCGCTATTCATTTCCACCTCGTGCTTGAGGCGTAGGATCTCCATCTCTAAGGTATTTAATCGAGCATAGATCAACATCGCTGAGTACACCACGAAGATGGTCCCGCCAAAGACCTTCAGTAAAAACGCCAGCGGAGTCTTTACACTCGTATCATCGCTGATGTTCGGAGCCATTAGATAATATCTTCAGTTGTCCACTCAGGACCCGCAAGGATCGTAAGTATCTCGGATTGGGTGTACTCTTGTTTGCCGCTCAAGAAAGAGGGTTTAGCTCCTTCGTATTTAACGAATGTTTTATCCCCTGCTAAATTGTATCTTAGTGTATCCGCTGAAGTCTCTAGTACTTGATCGAAGTTTACGGATGAAACATCAGTAGCGTTTATTATAACATATAGTCTATCGCTCATAATTATTAAAGGTTAGCTAGGGACATCAGAGGAGAAGGTCGTAATGTTATTCATAGTTCCATCCAACGATGAACCTGAACCGTTATTTGTAAGTGTTGGACTTGTGTCACCATCTCCACATCGATACCAAAGAACAGGGTTTAAACTTGTTAGATCATTAGGTACACCTGCGGTCTGCACATCACTTACAGATTTTACAGAGTCAAAGATTGAAATTTCATCAACGATTAAATTAGAATTATAACCGGAGTACCACTGTCCGATATTCCTGATTCCGGCACAATTATTCCATGTTCTTGTATAACCCACAAAACTTCCATCTATGTAAAGACTTGCAGCGTCATTAGAACTTCCAGTGCTTGAGTCGTTAGTAATCATTAGATGCTGCCACCCACCAGTTAAAGCTGGCCCATTGGCACCACTGCCAGCAAAATTAACATATCTAATGTTACCTTGATAAAAGCCTATATAAGGGCTTGATCCGGTTCCCGCTAAAAAAACAGTAAGACCTGCTGATGAAGAAACATGGGAAGCGTCAGCTTTAAAAAACATACTAAATGTCCAATCTTGAGTACTATAAGAACTACCCGTTATGTTGGAAGGAATGCTTATAAAGTCATTAGTACCATCAAGATCTAGGCTGTAGGCGTTAGTATAAGCAGAACTTGGTGTAAACTGACTCAGAGTCGCATCACTTAAACCCGCAGTAGTCTCCGCCACATACAAGTTCTTGGAGTCAGTGGCAAAGTACATTTCACCTTGCACAGCCTCCTTTTTGAACTTCGACTTGTTCGCATCGCTCCCCGCTTTAAAAGCGATAGAAAAATCTTTGTGGTGAAGTTTATTCATACACCTGTAGCAGTCGGAGTAAGCTGGGTAAGGGTTGCGTCAGATGCACCAGCGGTGCTTTCTGCTATGTACAAATTTTTAGTGTCAGTAGCAAAATAGCACTCCCCTTTGTTGCATTCTTTTGCGAACTTAGACTTGTTCGCGTCAGTCCCCGTCTTCACCGCAATGGTAAAGTCCTTCTTGTGCAATTTATTGAGTGCCATGACTACTTAGCTTGCGGTTCCAGCGTTAATGCAGGGAGAGGTGGGGCGAAGTCGAAGATCTAGGTTTGCTACATCGACAAAGAGAGGGTCTGCAAATACATTGTTCGTACCACCGCTTGCGTTACTTGATCCGAAATTATGGAAACAGCAGTTTGTAGCGTTGGCGGTAAAGGTGTTTGAGAATGTACCACTGCCAGCACCTTGGAAGATATTATTCTTACAAGAACCAGCATTCAAAAAGTCTGTTGTGTTAATAGTATCATCAGACTCAAAGTAGATTGAATTTCTCTCTATCTTAGCATTTGTATTCACATTCCTAGAAATTACATCGGAGGGTCTGCCTCCTTGAATTAATTTGTAGACATTGTCGTAGATTCTAACTTCGTCATCTGCACCACCGATCCAAATTGCACCATTAGTCGCAAAGTCTTTAGCTTCGTCCGTGTATATCAAGTTACCTTGAATAACTAGTGGTGAACTAGGGTCATTCGATGACTGCATATGCACTTTACAGTTTCTGATTTTAAAATCTTTGATAGCAATGTTAGTGGTACTAGATGAACCAATACTAAATGTTGCTGGAGCCGTTAATCCACTCGCGACAGGCCCTATTCTTGCCCCATGTTTATTGAGCGATTGGTAGGTAACTCCCGTGGAATCAAATGAAGGGTTTCCGCTAGTGTAATAATCCCCATCTAAGAAATAAATTATACCTCCTACTCCTGCGTCTGATTCTGCTGTAGCGAGTGAGCCGATTGCGTACGCGTTTGCTTCTGAGGTTCCGTCTGCTAAACCTTGTGCGGTTGGTGCGATGTATACTGTTGCCATGATTGTTTTGTGTTAAGTTTTGTTAAGCGATTGATCCGCCTGAGATTAAGATTGGTGCTGGGTTTGCCCCTATATCGGGGTTATTAAAACCTTGTCGAAGTGGTAATCCGTTGGCTCCTTTACTGTCAGAGTCTCCACTAATAACTGAGTAATTTTCGGTTGCACCCGCTAGTGTACCCGCAACTTCAATGTCAGGTTCAACTGAGTCCTCAACCACAGAGAAACCAAACGATGCGGCTTTTCGAGATGACGGAGTGTTTAGGTAAATATTAGCTGAGTCACTTTTTACCACAAAGTCCAAGTTGCCATTAGCATCTGCGATGACCATAACAGACTTGCTCGGATTGTCCGTGACCTTAAAGGATTGATTAGGATACGCTCCGATGTGCGGGTTGTCCGTGCCACGAAGTGCGGTGGTGAGTGGGGTGTTTACATCTGCGGTAGGTACTGCTGGCACCCAATTTGATCCATCCCAATTAAGAAAGTCATTGGTGGTAGGACTAACTGTGCTGGTGTCTACATCGGCTAATACATCGATGCTGTCTGTAGGTTGTACGGCAGAGTCTGCTGTTGCACCCTGTGTCGCAGTGGCAAAGTCGGTACTTGCTGATGTAGACGCTGTTCCCAACCCACTGATGTCTGTATTGCTTAATGTAACCACACCTGTTTGTCCGGCAACTGATTGCACGGGTGCTTGCGCCATCAAGGTGCTAATGGTAGATTTTTTGGATACAGGTGTGGTAGCTGGGTCTACTGTGACCGCAATCAAATCTGTACCTACTAAACTTGTGGTAGCGTTAAGGTCTGTGAATTTCTTATTAGCCATAGTTTTAGATAGTTGGTGCGCTTAAAGCGTATGGGTGTGAAGAGTCTAGGTTTGCATCGATGCCCCACTTGTGAGCCAGGTAGCCTTCGATTTTTTGGCGGTCATTGCTATCTGTAAAAGCAACTACTTCTGCATATTTGCCCACAAAGTTCTGGGTTTCACCTTCAGCATGACCCAGGTTAAAGGTATTAAGATTATCCACTCCTGAGTTTCCTGAGTCAGTTAGTGTTCCATTCAGAAAAGCCGCTCCGCTAGGGCCGTTTATTTTGGCCACTAATAACTCAAATGATCCTTTGGTTGGTGCCCCAAAACCTACGAAGGTATTCCCGCCGCCTGATGTTTTTCCAAAAATCTCAACAGAATCTGTGGCCCTCTTTCTGATTGCACATCTATCGGCTGAGTCAGTGGTTCCAGACCATAAGAAATATTGATCCGTTACTACTGCATCTAGTTCTACTAAAAATGCCAGGAAAATGGGGTTCGATATGTCGTGCGAAAAGGTGTTATTTTCTAAGCAGTCATCATTGAAGTCTAACACATTCAATGAATTTTGTGTGATTGTGTTAGTAGTCGGTCCTGTTGATCCTGAGACAGGAGCTAAGTTTAAACCATTTCCGCTCTTGTCACTCCATTGGGTGACCTCTGACCCGCTCGTGGTAATGGTTGAGCTATCACTTGCATCCCACCAACCTACTGTGCTAATCCGTGTGGGTGTCCATAGAGCAGTCTCCGCAGTCTCGAATGCGAGGTAGTCGTTTGCCGCAGTTAAGTAAAAGCCCGAATTATCCTCTAGCTTATAGACCCCATTGGGGCCGCTAGGCCCTACCTGGCTATCCCCTTCGGTATCACCGATGTGTAAACCTATACCGAAAAAAGGCATCAGGCTTTATAAAGTATAGCCGCACCGCTGGTAAGAGTGAGGCTGGTGAATGGAAGGTAAATGCAGTCGTTTTTATTAAATGTTATTGCGTCCGCAATTAATTGAGCGGAGTTATCCATCTGCCCGGTGATAGCACCAATTACCGAATCCTCGGTAAACTGAATTGCGACGAAATCGCCTGTCGTTGCCGTTGTTCCGTTTACATAGGTGCAACCATTGGCTCCCATTGAATTTTGTACATTGAATGATGAAATGCCCATAGTAATTAAGTAGTGGTTAAGACTGATACGCCGAAGCTGTAGCTCGGGTAAGTGTTAAAGGTTATTTTGTTTTGCGATTGGAGGCGTTCTGCCCGATCAATTTCCAATGCGAGATATTCCTCTGCCCTATTCTCTTCCTGCATGGCCGCCTCTGTCTGCCCGTCTCCACGAAGAAAATCAGATAGTCCGCCGGCCACCAGGTAGTTGGCTAAAAAGTCAGGCACATTCGTTTCCTCTCCTGTATCCTTTCCATAGGTTGGCCGAACTGCGGTCCCGACGATAAAAACAGAAGATACCGAACTGTTTGCCGGCAAAATTAAGTAACCGTCAAGTAGCTTAAAATCTAATAATACCGCCGTGCTGTCAGTAAATGGATTCTTCGTGTAAACCTGGTGGATCTCCATGATGTTTAAATCATTATCGATCTGTACTGCCTTGCCGGCCGTAGGATTAGTCGTTGATCCGACTGACTTCTCTACCAGTTTGAGCAATTCAGGCCACTTGCATCGATGCCAGGCAGTTTGGGCCCTGCTGTTTAAAGATTCCTTAAAGAAAAATTCATCCACCTGCGTCAAGGTTGGCAGGCCAGCCGCCATCTTGAAGCGTTTCTCAAGGGACTCAAATGTTACGGTTCTAGCCATTATTGAACATTGGCGATGCTTGGATTAACCGGTTGGCCTCCTGCTTGGATGTTGTGCCGACGAAACTGACTAGGGGCACGATATTGGAGGATGTCATTCCGATACTGTCGGCTCTGCTCTCGTACCAAATCAATCTCCTGATTCAGTAAAAACTCTGCATTCTGCTCTTCCACTTGAGCTTTTTCTGTCTGACCATCTCCGCGTAGAAATCCGGCATAAGATGACTGAACTAAATAGTCGAAAAAGAAATTGGGGATGTTTGGTTCATCTCCCGATTCGTCACCATAATATCCACTTGTGGCCGCTCCGTTATTTATTTCTGAGCGAAGGTCTTTTCGATAAGTTATAAATACATTTACCCCGTCTAAAGGAGCTGGCTCAATGATTTTAATTGATGGATAACCACTAGAGTCCAGTTCTGTTAAGAATGTATACTCCTCGGGATAACGAGTTGTGGATGGGTCTGTCTTATGAATACGAAAAACTACATTGGCATCATTGGCCAATTTGTTACTGACTCCGTAAATTCGTAGTCGGTTTGCATCAGCAGTGACCACTGCTACGCTTTCACCGATAACAGTAAATTGTGGCCAGGGGTATCTCTCATGGGCTATACGAGCCGCACGGTTTACTAAATCACGAAGGAAACTAGCATCTGTTGCTTGCAGTGCATCAAGCCCGGCCAATGCTCGGAATCTTGATTTAAGTTGAGCGTATGTAGCGGTTGCGTAGTTTGCCATAATTAGAGTTAGTGTTTAATTTTGCACTCGGGGTTTGATTTCTCGAAGTCTTTTTGAAAGCCTTTATCAGCCCAGCATCCGGGTCTTTCCTGCTCATGGCGGAGGTAGGTAGCCATGTCGGTTACCCGAGCAAGTCGAAAGTCGCCTTTGCTTCCCTCGAGGCTTTTAGCGGCTTTACGAACCTGGGCTTGCCGTTGGTGGTAGCCTGCCTTTTCGCGAACTACTGCCTGCTCGTTGGCTTTTCGAAGATAGTACGCAATTTCCTCCTGGGAGTTTCCACTCCTCTTTCCACCTTTTACGATTATATTTAGACTCATTTTATAAAAAGAAAAAGGAGGCCGGCCTACCCCTAAGCCGGCCTCCAAATAACAACATGATAATAATACTATTACCTGATCAAACGATAGAACCTAAAGCTCTTGGATTGCCTACACGAAGGGTGACCATTGCTTCAGTAAATGCCCGTTTTCCAGCACCATTGTCAGGAAGATCCACTACAGTAATACCTTCTAGGAATTTAAGGGAAACAGTGTCATCGTCAGGGATGAGATAAGCACGGTCGGTATTAACTACGCCTTCAGCGGTGTCTGTACCGGATGGAGTACCATTTACTCTACCAAGAAAAAGATCTGGGACGATATCGATAGTGCCGAAGTCCGAAACATAGCTTAAAACACTTCTAATCAAGGACTTACCACTTACATCTTGAGTGAACTGGTAAGTAGGATTATTAGTCGCTACAGTTGCACGAGTGTAATCGGTGATGGCGTTCATCACGGCTGGACCAGCAAACAATTTATACGAACCTTTAGCACCACTTGCGGTGTAAACTGCCTGAAGCAATCCACGAAAAGCAGACTCAGTTAAAGCACTAAGAGCTACGCGAGATCCACTAACAGCACGAAATGCTTGTTTAGCAACTGTGTCAAAGGTGTTACCGGTTGCAGTCGGATTAGACCAAGTCCCTAACCCGCAGAGGGTAGCTCCAGCGGAAGCGGTTCCGGCGGCTTGATCGTTTCCTGAAGCGATAGCAGTTTCGATTGAGCGTTTGAGCTGAATTAAACTTTTTGCTTTGGAAGCGTTGAATAATCCACCCTGTCCACCAGGAGCCACATCAATCATCTCAGCCTGACGCGAGACAGAGAATATGTCTCTGATGGTTTGCACCCTGTTGCCCAATCTTGCTCTTGAGTCGATCAAGTTGGCCGCATCAGAGATCGTAAGATCAACGCCGTCGATTGTTCCGCCAATCTCGGGGTCTGCGAGGGAGTCAACCAACCACTCGTTAAGAGTTGCCTTTGGAGCGGCTGATTGTGACAGAGTAGAATACAGAGGTGTTTCTGTAGGTTCTACAGTTTTTAATAGATTTTCTAAGTTTTCGCGAGCGCCTTTGGCGGCGGTCACATTGTAGCTTGTTGCTAATGCCATTTTAAGTATTTCCTTATTTTAAGATTTTAAATTTTATTCCGCGAGAAATGCGGCGAGATCGTTAGCCGAGAGTGGTCCTTTACGATCCAGGATCTTTGATTTTTGTTTCTGTTTCCGAGTCGTTGAATTTTCGATAGGTGGTGAAACATCTCCTCCATCAGTAGGAGGTGGAGCTTTACGCTTTTTGACTGCCTTCTTGGCAGACTTTGCGGCTTGCTCGCTTTTTAATGCTTCTATTCCACGAACTAGAGTGGCGGCGATGAAGTCACCATTCGGAAGACCGTCCAATACATTGGCGTATTGATTTCGAAGTGATTTAAAGGTGTCCCTGCGACTTTCAGAGATATCATCATCTTTGGATGAATCCATCCACGGATGGGTGGCGATGGTATCGCGTGACCACTCTGATTTTTCTTGCAGGTACTGCTTTCGTTGAGGGATTTTCTCAGTAAGATATTCGTCTGCCTGGGTGAGAATATTTCGAATATCATCATCGCTATATTCCTTGCCATCGACTTCTATGTAATCCTTACCGATATGCTGAAGTGCAAACTTCTTGGCGGCCTGTGCTTCCCTCTGCAACTGTTGCAAGTCCTCAAAAGACTGAATATTTTCTAACTCGGGTTGAGCTGGTTGCGACTGACTGCCTCCTGATTGCTTCAGATTGTCGATTTCAGCTTTGAGTGCTTCAGCAGTTTCTTCTGCTGACTTTGCTCGAGCTGTAAGCTTATTGACCTGCTTTAATAGCTTACCAACAGCTTTAGGAGGTTCGCTCTCGCTTTCCTCCTCGACTTCCTCTTCTACTTCTTCTTCGGTATCTTCTCCGTCCTCTTCTTCGGACTCAGAAAACTGTGAAAGAACATCTTTATCCTGGTCGGTTGATGCTTCTGCGTTTTCGGTCTCGGTATTCTCCTCCTTCGCCTCATCTACCTGAGCTTCCTGATCAGTTTCGACCTGCTCGACAAAAGATGCCGCCAAATCTTCCACCGATAGTGGGCCTCGTACTTGATTGTTTTCTGCTCCCGTAGATTCAGCCGGAGCCTCGCTAATAACTGTTTCTGCCATGATTTCTGCGTTTAAAGTTCGCACTCTTTGAGTTTTCTGCGGGGCAGATACACCCCACCAAAAACTATTTTAGCAGGTAAAAAATCAAATTTCTCAGGAGATTTTATAAACGGACCAATTATTTTTAAATCGTTCGTGCTTGGCCCTAGAATTTAAAATATGTGGATACAGACTAATACGCTTCGCACCGTCTAATTCAATGCATGGAATATGGTAAAAAGTATTCAACTCATCGATATAGGCCACAATGATATCCACTTTGGTGCAATCTATTGATACTTTACCATTACCACCCGATGAAGTAGTTACCTGATATCGGCCAACCCCTTTTCTTTTAGGGTCTCTAGACTTAGTCTCTGTTCCTTTTACCTGAACCTTAAAGACTCGCCCTGCTGAGTTCATAACCAAGCAATCTTGCGGGAGGTAATCCCCCAATGGGATAAATACTTCAAGCCCAGCCTCTAGAGCAGATGCGAAGTATTTCTGCTCGTAAAGATTACCCTTACGCTTCATCTAAATCGACTTCTGACTCGAAATCGACAACCTCTTCATCCAACCATTCTTGCGTGTCATCTACTGCTATTTGAGCCAACTCTAAGTCATCAATATCAGACTCTTCGACCCAACGATTTAGTAAAGACCTATGTGCGTTTTTAAACTGCTGATGGGGTGTCAGTTTCGGCATTTTCAAGTGACTCCATTATTCGGGTAAGCCCAGCTATCTCGCCACTTAGCCTTGCAAGCTTCTGCGGGTTATCCACATGAGTATAGTCCTGAAAATCTACCAGGCATATATCCCTCTGCTCTTTAATAAAATCTTTAATTACTACCCACTCGGTTTGTTGCCCGAGTCCGGCTACTGCATCTGCTAATGTCATTTTTTCCTTTTCATTAAGCGGCCATCGATGTACCTGGTACATTGCCGGGGGCTGTCCCTAGTTGACCAATAAGTGCGTTGCGCTGCTGGGTTTGCATCATTTCAAGCTGACCCGCATATGTTTGAAGCCTCTTGGCGAAATTCTCGTCCTCTTGCATCCGCTGTTGGACATCCTGTGCCGGTATTTCAGGAGTTCCCTGAATGTACTGCTGAAGTTGTTGCAAGCGAAGCTGAGAGTTTACTCCCTGCTGTGGTACATTGACCACCTGACCACTTGCAATCTTAGCGATATCCGCAGAAGTCTCCTGAATCTCTTTATCTGTAGCCTCCTGCTGTGGCATGATTAATTGCGATGCTAAGTTAGGATCAATTGCCTCCAATACCTTGCGGAGATAAATGTCGAATCGAGCCTGGCCACTGCGATCATACTGAGCCATCAACTTACCAACTGTATCGAGCTTTTCGATCACCTTGGATTCATCCTGGTTCATCGAGTTCCAAGTAATATTAAAATCATACAACTCAGCAGTTTCATCCAAAATCAACTGTGCCCCCTGCTCGTTATTCGTAACCCGAAACCATATCATCGGTCCGCTGTAAGTACGATCCAAGCACCAAATCCTCTTCAAAACTTCCTTCCATCCACTGAGCCAACAGTTGACCAGGTGCTGTTTTATCACATTGGCCTCCACCGCATCATCAGGTCCAGTCGCCCGACCGGTTATGCGATTACACAACTGGCGGATTTGCATCTCCACCTCCATGCTTGCCTGCGAATAGCGGGGGATCTCCATGAACCCGACCTCTCCCCTACGGCGTACAGGAATCTGTGCCCCTGGACCGAGACGCTCAGGCCTACGGCCGATTTGATATTCAACCGGTGGCATCGTACTCATAGAAGCACGGTCCCGACGACTATCGACTTCTGTCTTTACCGCCAACTCATAACTCTTCAGCAGTTCAGGGTATCCGCGAGAGTCCAGTAAACGATGGTTTAAATGCTCTCTCGTGATACACACGAATGGATATCTGCCCTCGTCATAGCCAACCGGTTCATGGAATCCTGCCTCATCCATTTCATCAGTCCAGCAGGTCTTGGTAACCACAGGAACATCATCCTCATCCAACTCCTTGCGGTAGGTGGTAACTACCCGAATCAGCCCCTCGTAGTGCTGACTGCCATAGCTTGTGCCATAGTCATAATGCATGGCCGAGTCGCTGTATCGCTCTTCGTAAAAGTCTTTCGCCTTCTCAATCGCTTCATCAATCCAAGCTTCATCCCATCCCTCATTTACCTTCTGCTTCAACGCTTCAGGGGAATAGTAATGAATACAGTGAATGCTCCTGGCAGACTCCAAATCGATCACATTTGAATCGACTATTAATTCCCTGCCTAACTCATAAGCTTTAACTGCCGGACGGTTTACGACTACTTTTTCGGTCGGAATCTCGGTCTCACCATTCTTCCGTAACTCATTAAGCATCTTCTTGACCCGCCGCTTTTTAAGCTTTGGAAACATAGGATAAAACATCTCCTCCACTCCCTCTTTCATTTCAGGGTCTTCTATCGCCATTGCCAGTTCAGGTGATTGCTCGGCAATCTGCCCCAAACTAATAGGCTCAAACTTCCTCGTCTTCTCCTGCTTCCAGTAAGTACCGAAAAAAGTCACTCCGTTCTGCAATAAATAATTAGCCCCAATCGATGACTCCCTCATCAGTTCATCCATCGTACCCATACGCCAACGGAGAAACTCGGTCACCAACTTGGCCGATGCCACATCCCCACTCTCCACGGGAGCCGCCACCAGGTTAGCCTTGGTCAACGCCTGGGTCAGGGTGGCAACATCGCCATCGATTAATGGGTTTATAACGCTAGGATCAAGATCACTAGCTCCATCAAATGGGAAGGCTTCCGGTCCATGCTTCTTGCCATCTCCCGACTTACCTGCCCACTGATTAAAGCGAACCTCCCGGGCATCTTCCGCTTTATCCATCCATGTAGATAAATTCGCTTTTGCCCGCTCGAAGTCATGCTTCAGTTCATCCACATCGGGCTTATCCTCAAAAATCTGTATTTCGTTTTCCATAATTATCCAATTTTATAATCTATCATTTTATTTTGTAATTTTCTCAGGGCTTTGGATTCGATTCGATCAATGGTATCTTTTCCCACTCCCACAAAGTCTGCGATTTCCTGAAGCGTGAAAGATTGATGTAAACGATTATCCTCTATCGCCCCTAATGCCTCCTCTACAACCATCTCACGAAGCAGACAGTCGATCCGCCGGTTCTTGTCCTTCTCCGTCTCATGCGATGCGATAGAGATCATCCTCTCCCTCCACTTTCTTCACCATCACTAAACTCTTTGGGGGGTGATTATTACCCGCCTTCTTAACGCACCTGGCAACGCCCTCCCTGCCCTCAAAATATATCAGCATAAGCCGAGGGTTCGGAACCATCTTTAATACCCTCGCCTGCTCCACCAGGTTAACCGGTTCGGGTTCCTGCTCCACTTCCCGAAGCTTCCATATCCGTTGAGCTGTACTCTTGGCACACCCAACCTCCTTAGCTACATTGGCCCAACTTTTACCGGCCTGCCGAAGTTCTATAATATTCTGCTTATCTTCCGTAGTTAATGCCCTCAATATGTACCTCCACCTGTTGCGATTAATTCTTCTTGGTCAAAGTATTCAAAATTCCCCACTGCGAAGTACCTCACGCAGTCTACCATGTCTTTAGCCGGATTCTTTAAATCACCTGTCTGATATTCCTGCATACAGGCCACCAGGTTCTGACACTCATCCGAAATCATCAGTTTAGGATGATTACCCAGCCCCATCTCCTTGCTACGATCCCACGCCAGTAAATTATTAATCGCCTGCAAACCAGTCTCAATGTCCAAACCTTCCGCAGGAACAACCGGTAAGCCCTCATCCGCTAAATCATCAATTATATTAGAAGATCCTTCCGATTTCTGATAACTCGCCGCCCCCAACCTCGGGTCGATAATACGATCCACAAATCGATCACCTTCCATCCGCCTAATCACCTCTGCATAGTCCTTCAATCCGAACCCATTCGGTTGTGCCGCTTCACCTGCACTAACTTTATCCCCCTTGGTCAGGTCAATCCATCCACCATAACTATCAAAGTCAGGAAACTCCTTAACCGCCCAGGCTACCCCATGCGGATCAATCCCAAACAATACCATCGTCCAGGGCTTTGCCCCCGCCGGGTCTATCGAAAGCACCCATGAGGCATCCGCATCCTCCTTTAAAACAGGCACTTCCTTAGCCTGCACGATATTCTTGTCAGAAAAGGCGGGAAACACAGTCTTTGACGCTTTAACAGGCACTCCATACGCCCGACAAAGGATGGTTTCCCTCTTTTCCCCTTCCAATTGCGTCTTCATCGCCGACCATCCACCAAATGGATTGGCTGCAGTGTGGAAATAAACGACTGAACTAGCCTTCCTCAAGGGCTGTTGGACCAATGGAACCTCCTCGCCATCCAAAAGGTCAGCTTTTGCCGATTCCACAGTCTTTGCTCCCGTCAGCATACTCTTTACCACCGAGTTCCACCCGTCCACGGCGGTGAAACTGATGATGCCAGCCGCTGGGCGAACAACTCCATCATATTCGCTCGCATGGGAGCGTGTGACGCATCTAAATCTTAGCGTTTCAACCCAGGGCATAGGTATCAATTCATCTGCCCAAAATCCAATATTATATGTCCCGTTGACCGGAGGTCGCGGACAGCCGATTTCACCACCCTCAATCGTAGAAATGTCCTGACTCCAGTTCCTAAAGATACATTGGCTGGCATTAGGGAGTGTAAATTTGGACGCTGTGAACCCATTACGAAGGCTGTACATCACATATCCAACCTTCCCCCTGCCTAGCGTCTTTAACTCTTTAGGTAATGCATTGTATACCAAAGCCTGCTGAAATTGGATCGAATTGGCCGATGTTTCAGTAAGACACCAAATAATAGTACCTGGGTTCTCTACGAGGCATTTGACTACCCGCTTGGCCGCGTAAAAACTCTTGCCAGCCCTGTTACCCCCCATAAGGAGAATTTCCGAGTGATTCTTTAACTGCTCATCCGCCAACTTCCATGTATCCAGTTCAAACCCATGACGATATGGGTCATCCTTCTCCAGCTTGATCGCTTCCTCACGCCTTTCCCAATAAGCAAGGATGCTCTCAGGTGTCATCCGCAGCATCTCTGCCGAACTGAGAGGCGGGATGGCGGGATGCGGTGTCCATTCTAGTGGCATATCTTAATGATAACAGATTATCGATAGTAGGTCACCTCGGGGTGGGTAAATTACCGAAAATTTGTTCGGACATGTTGATATTCAGTTACTTACATAATTAATAGGTTTTGAGTATTACCTGTTGGGATTGTCAAGATTATAAAAGTTCGTTCATTCCAAAAAAAGTTCGGAGGTGTTGATTATCAATGATTTACGGCATTGGGCAATTTGTCAGAATTTTTTTGTGGGCTATAATCGGTCGGCGGTGATCGGGGGGCCGCCTGGCAGACCCCCTCCCCCCCTCTGATTTGTCAAAAAAAGCATAAAAATGTAAACAAACCTTGTTTTTGTTATAAACTTACATTGTTTTTTAGCATATGTGGTTCGTGATATAATGATTATGTCTAATTGTACTTGCCATGATCCTTATTGAGAATACTTTCTCATTATGCCACACCGATTCATTTTATGCCTACAAAGAGACCCAGAGAGTATCAGAAAGCAGAGAATCTTCCGGCTAATCTGAAGACCGAAGAAGTCTGCCCGGCTGTATTCACCGGCCAACAGCTTTACGATAAGCGACCAAAGGACTACGCCAAAGTGGTTACGATGTTAGCACAGGGTGCAACTATTACCTCAATCACTAAGACTTGTAAGGTTTCACCTCATACTGTTGCCGTTGTCAAATCTAGGGAACAGGAGACGCTCAAGGACTCTAAAAAGCATTTACGAGCCTTAATTGGCACTGCAACTCATCTTGCTGTTGAAAGTCTCATAACGAAGCTCCAAGACGATGAAATCCCATCAGGTGTTCTTCCTATCGCCACAGGCATCTTAATCGACAAGCATCGCCAGTACGAAGGTGAGCCGACTCAAACCATAGAGGTAAAGAAATCTTTATCCCTTGATGAGATCCGAGCCGAGCTTGCTAACCTCAAGAACGAAAAAGTAATTGAGGCTGAGGTTACGGATGTAGAGACATCCGCCTGACCGCCTGACCTGCAATCCTTAGATTGCCAGCCTACCTGGTTGGCTGTGTCAGAATATATATTGCCAGCCTACCTGGTTAGCTATGTCAGTTGGTTGGCTATGACAAAAGCTCTTTTGCTTTGGTTATGTAATCAGTACGAAGATATATTTACGAGAATAGCCCTTAAAGCCCCGTAGAGTATCCTATTTAGCCTTTCCCCATCCAGCGAGTCTTCTGACTCATCTTTACCCGATCAAAGCCTTTTACGAGCAATCCTGAATAAGCTGTGTATTCGGTTCTCACGAGTGGTAGTAGTAGCGGTTCAAATCTTTTACGATGATAATCTGACTAGTCGTCGCTTTTATGGCTAGGCAAGTGTAGTAGTTGTGCCCGGCAGGGCGGGCAACTACTACCTCTAGCCTTTTGGGGGTAGTAGTCGTTGTTTCTATATAAGGCGACGACTACTACTTTTGAGACAGAGTTGAGACAGGATTTCACTCGGAAAAAGAGTATATATTTTCTAGTCCTTTTCCTCTAATTTTAACACCTATCCTATCATCTTTTTTAATCAAATTACGGATGGTATCGGGGTGTATTTCCTCTTTTGTCGCTTCCTCGAGTTTATTTCGGAGATTATTTAACCCCATAATCGAGTTAGGTTTGAGTAATTCGACAAGAGCATCGGATAGTTTGTTTAAGCGATCTTTCTTCGCTTTCGTCTGCCCGGGTTTTCTTAATTTGGGTTCCATATCGGGCTTATGGATAAAGTTCGGCCATGAAAATTCTACTACCTGGGGGTCGGGGGTTGGGAAGTCTCGGAGGGTGGCCTCGAGTACGAGGTGGTCCTCTTCTTCGTGAGGGGTAAGGGTAAGGATTGCATCGGGATCTCGGGCAAACACGCCTGACCCGCTTGCCCGGTCGATGTGGTCTGTGTCAGACTTGTTTCCTTTGGAGAAGTGATGGGCATAGACGAATGAGCAGTCTAGACGCTCGGAGAACTTTTCCATTCGGTTTACCACTTCGGAGATAGCACCGGCATCGTTCTCGTCTGCCCCTGTGGCGAGCTTATAGAATGGGTCTACGATTACGAGGTCGGGCTGGTGGTTCTCGAGGTCTTCGATGTGGTGAACGAGGTCTTCCAGGGTACGGGATTGTCCACGGAGTGAGCAGTATAGGAAGTTTGGGTTCTTTGGGTCGTAGTGGGAGTTCGCATTGACCATTTCGGCTATCCGGCGGGCGGCAATGCGTTTTTTAAGTTCAAAGTCGAGATAGATTACTTTCGAGGTTGCTGTGCGATGGCCTAACCAAGTGGAGCCGTTGGCGGCGGCTAGGCCGAGGTGTAAGAGGGAGAGGGTTTTACCTGCCTTGGATGAGCCTGAGATAATCATCTTGGAGCCTTTGTGGAGGACACCTTCGATGACCTGCTTGGGCATGGGATCTTTGTTATGGGACATCATCTGCTCGAGGGAGAGGAACTTGGGTGGAGGGAGCGGGTCATCGATTGCCAGCGAGTAGGTTTGGGGTGCATCGGATGACGGGGCTGGATAGTCTACAGGTCCTCGGGAGGAAAAGTATATATCCAGTTCATCTGCTTTAGCGAGTGTCTCGGGTGTTAGGTAATCTTCTCTATATGCCATGTTGTTAATTATGTTTAGTTTTAATTAATATGATAATGTCGGGTTTAAAGGTATCGGGATCGCGGATGATGAGAACTGATTTCTCCTCATCCATCTGATCGGCAAAGTGGCAGGCATCCGTTACAGGAACGCCTAGATTAATAAACCGTCGTGCGATCATTTTTTTGAGGAAGAACAGGTGGATCATTCAATCCTTCCAATAGATGATCGGTTGGGCGGCTGGCAGGTTGGCCTCTTTGCGTCGTGTGCCCCAGGGTAGCCGGCAAAGTTGGTTCATTAGTTTAAATCGTGGATCTCCGCCGAGCTTTTGGGATAGCTCAAGGAATGCCTTCTTGTTACCGGGAGTCCACTTGAACCAGGCGTGGAGGGATTTACCTCCTGAGTTTACGATCATCTTAAGTTCCGCCTCATTCTCAAGTCGCTTGATTAAGCCTAACTGTTGCTCGAATGAGAGGGATGGGTCATCAGTTTCGTGGAGGAGGTATTTCCGTCCAAGTACCTGTGCCTCGGACCGGTTGGGAGCATCGGCGGGGAAAGTGTTATAGGTGATGAACTGGTATTGAGACAGATCGGGTTGAGCGATCCAATCGGTAACGGGTAATAGCCTACCCTTCTCGGCCACCTGTCGCTGGATGAATATGTACTCGGATGGATCGAAGAGTTTGCTCACCGCCTCGCCGGCATTCATCGGAATGGGGTCGGATCGGAGGGTATATTTCTCGAACAAACCGGCATAGCCTAAGTTGTTTTCTTTTAGGGCGGGGTCAGGTTGTGCTACCTTTATTGGGTTCTTGGGTAGGTCGGGGTTATTATGTCGATGATATGCTCCCTTTATAGCGTTGCGTAGCTCGGCTGGTTGGTTCGGCCGGTGGGATACTTTTTCTAGTAGTGCGAGTAATGCTTTTTCTGCCTCGGCTGGGTCTTTAGTGTACCTGGTCACAACGAGGGACAAGCGAAGCAGTATATCGTGATGGGACAATAAACCGCTTGGCAGGTTTTCAAGACACCTGCGTATATCTCCTTTCAGGGTGGCCATATTATTCTTCTGCTAGGAGTCGGGCGATCTGCTCGGTAATCTTTAGCATCGCCCCTCTTTCGATTTTGGAGATTGTCTGCTTTGCGACACCTGCTTTACGGGCGATTTCATCCTGGGTAAATCCGGCATGATCGGATGGGACCGAGCGAAGCATCTGTTTTAGCCTCGCATCAGTTGCCATCTTACGAACGGTATTATTCTGTCGCTTTTCCTTCGTCATCCACCGTTACCCACTTATCGATAAAATGCTTTGGTAGTCCCGCCTCTGAGACATGGAGATCATTCTCGTCAGGCTCATGGCCTTTCCTGGAGATGTGTATAATTTCTGAAATAACCTCATACTTATGACCCAGGCGTTTGATTGCCCACGCCTCGTTGGGGAATCTAATATCATCGAATACAATGAGGCGTTTACCTATGTGGTCTTCTGCTTTACGCATGGCGGCATCCACCCATATGTTTGGATAGATCGATTCCCTGCCCCACTCTGTCCCTAGTAACTGGAGCATCCGCCTGACATTTACACCATCGGGAAATCCTGGTATCGGTTCCTCCTTTTTGTCGAGCCAGGCGGGATGCGGTAGGATGACCTTGAGCATCTCCTTTATCGGGGTGGCGAATGATAGTATGGTGGCTCCCTCGAATGACTTAGCATAAGTGCTTTTGCCTACTCCCTTGGGGCCACATAGGCCAATAATTTTAGGTGTATTCATTGTTTAGTAATCCTTGAAGTTTAGCACTAAAGTTAAAACCAGTTTTCGCCTTTTCTTTGCACTGGATAATTTTTCTACGAATATTTTGGCCTGTCATATTTCTAGTAGAAGCAATCTCTTTGAAGGTTTTCCCATCTATATAGTATTCGATAAAAATTTTCCTTTCCTCCCTATTGAGAAAGCTAAGGCATTTAGCCGCATCCTCCTGCTTTTGAATTTTATCAAGAATCTGATTCATAATATCGCCACAAAGAAGGATATAATCATCCATGCAAAGGCGAGTACCGCCATGCTAAATAAAATGTAATGGATTGGATGGAGTTTCATGGCATATCAGTAGTGGGTTTTGATCTCTCCTTCTGCCGCCAGGGGAAGGCCCTGGTAGTTCGGAGATTCTTGGGTTAGTAGTTTTAGTAAAAGGTCTAGTGCCGCCTGTCCTTCATTCTCTGCGACCTCCACAGTTACAGAGTCATGGACATGGAGACAGACCGGTAAGCCGGCGGCCTCTATTCGGATAAGGGCATCGGCGAATATGGATCGGGCGGTTGCCTGCACGATGTTTTGAAAGAGTCTCGCCCCGTAGAGTTTTACTGGTTCATATCCTCGGGTAAGGGAGGCATAGAGATCCCCGTCTTTTTCGTAGGCATTAAAGTAGCGGACAGGGTATCCACATCGTGTGGTGAATGTGATACAATCAGGAGTCTCCTTCATCCACTCACGAAATTGGTCCTCAATTTTGGACCATGCCAGCATCACATCGGGGTTCTGCGCTCGATATAGAAGTACCTGTTTTTTAGCCTCTGCTTCTGTCATGTTCACGCCGTAGCTTTTTGCTACTTCGACAAACTTTCCTGCCCCACATCCATAACCGAGCCCGAGCAGTCTAGCCTTGCATAGCTTCCTCATCTCAGGGGCAAGCTCGGCCATTGGTTCATCCTCATTGTAAAGCTTGGATGCCCGCCCATGTGCCTCGTATATATCGATCCCTCCACGGACTAGGCCGAGGAAGTTAACATCGCCTACCAGGTAAGCGATTACTCTCGGTTCTATCTGTGAGAGGTCTGCTGATACCAGTACCCTGCCCTCTGTTGCTTTAAGGCACTTTCTTGGGGTGATGCCTTGAAATTCATCCTGCATGATACCCTGAAAGTTTAAACCGCCCGTCCCGCTCCACCGCCCTGTATGTGGTGCGCCATGATACTTAAGCCTGGTGGAAACGCGACGGTCTCTTCTGATTCTAAAAATTAGAGCGTGAGCAAAATTATTTATAATATTTACTCTCCGCCACTCGGTAGTCTTTCGGTCGGTTTTCTCAAGGATATCCTCGCAGGCATCAATGTATTTCTGACAGAGCGGACCATCTATCGGCAAACCTCTGTTTGCGATTTGCCGGGTGAGGGTGGACAGGAGTCTTTCCTTTTCAGGGAACCCTGTAATTAGTTCATGGTATACCCGAAGGCAGGCTCGGGAATCATTTAAGGCATACTCGGAAAAACGAGGTTCTGCCTGTACCTCTTCAGCAGTAAGCCCCATCATATTATTTCGATCATCCTTGGGTAGTTCCTCCTGAAATAATTCTTTATATGCACCGGCAAGGGATCGAGGTAACTGGTGATAGGATGCCATGTCTGCGGTGCATAACCAGTCGGCCGGCATGAACTCGGGAACCTGCCCCTTGGTGATACCTGCCCTGCAACCATTCGAATCAAACTCAGCATTATGAGAAATAAGAGTATGACCGTTTAAGCGCTCCACCGGTAATTTCTCGGGTGGACCTACCCACTCAAACCCATCCTCGGCTACGACAGAAATTAGGGTAATCCGAAAGTCAGGATGCATTAGGTATCGGTCGAGGCCGAGATCACTGATGGAATACTTTTTCCGAAATACGGTTTCAATATCTAGAGCTACAATCATGGAACCTCCTTAAGTAAAGTTTCTGCCGAGAGGATCGCATTCTCCAGGTGAGGATAAGTGGTCTCGGGGAGATCTCTGTCTATCTTCACCCGCCAGGCCAACTCTTCATGGTCGAGCCAAATATCGGCCTGCCTGCTTCCGCAGGTAAGTATTATCTTTTCACCCCGAGGTAACCCGAGTCCCATTTTATATTTAATTTTCTTCATCTTCTTTACATAGACACTCCCACTCCTCATCGGGGCTAATCGGGGAACCGCACGCCTCGCAATGGGTTGGATCTTCCGGTGGCTCAGGATGGCCTTGTAGATGCCAATATCTCATTTTTCTATCTCCTTCCAAAGTGTACGCCACGCTAGTTCTGCGGTTTGGGGGACGACTCCGTTGCCCAGGAGCCTAAGTCTGTCCACCCGATGGGTAAGCCCATCAACTGCTCCACCCAATTCGGATTGAGCTTCGGTGACCCGTGGTTCTTCCCACTCGTACTGCTCTTCTCCTGGGCGGGCGGGCCAGCGTGTATCTTCGCTTCCTCCGCCAATATCTTGCCCCCCGTTCCGGGCTTGCGACTGCCGGGGTTCCCGGCTCGC